CGACGAGGCCGTGTCTCTTATGGGCGCGGTGCTGCCGCATCTGAAACGTTGGAGCGCGGTGCATTCGAATGAGATGCGCTATGGCGTCGAGGCTCGCGAGCGCTACGGTGATGCGGCGGTCGATGCATCAAACGAAAGACTGCTCGACATGAGCGACGAGGAGTGGAAGACAAAAGAAAAGCTTGAAGTCGCGATTATCGAGCAGTTGAAGAAGGCGATGTTGACGGGCGATGCGTCGAGCCCTGAAGCGGTGAAATTGGCGCGCATGCATGCCGACTGGATTCGCATGCAATGGGCGGAGGGCGCTTACTCGCCGCAAGCGCACGTCTGTCTTGCTCGAGGATATTTGGCCGACGATCGATTCGTCGAGTACTACGACTCCCGTGCGGGGAAAGGTGCGACGGAACTCCTCGTAGAGGCGATAGAGGCCGCGCTCGGCTAAGCCGGCGTTGGCCTCGGGCGCGGCCAACGCAATGCTGGCTCGAGGCGGCGTCGGTCCTTCGGCCATGTGCCCCGAAATTTTTGTCGGCCCACTTCACGGATGTGCATGCAGAAGACCAGCAAGGCTCGATCAGAGATGGCATTTTTGTTCCTGTTTTATTCCGATTTGGAAACAATCGCTGCAAAACCTACCAATTAGTATTGAGACAGTGTATCATTTGCGGCATAAGCTACGGGCGAAGGGCCCACGGCTGGAAATCCAAAAAGGGGGATTCGAAATGTCCAAATACGCTGGAACCCAAACTGAGAAAAACCTGCAGGCCGCGTTCGCTGGCGAGTCGCAGGCGACCAATAAATACACGTATTTCGCGTCGGTTGCGAAGAAGGAAGGCTACGAGCAGATCGCCGAAATCTTCCGCAAGACTTCGGCAAACGAGCAGTACCACGCCAAAATGTGGCTCCGCGAGCTCGAGGGCATCGGCACCACGGCGGAAAACCTTGCCGCTGCAGCCGATGGCGAGAACTTCGAGTGGACCGACATGTACGACGAGTTCGCCAAGACGGCTGAAGAAGAGGGCTTCCCCGAGCTCGCTGAAAAGTTCCGTCAGGTTGGCGCCATTGAGAAGCACCACGAAGAGCGCTACCGCGCGCTGCTGCACAACGTCGAAACTGCCGCTGTGTTTGAGAAGAGCGAGGTCAAGGTGTGGGAGTGCCGTAATTGCGGCCACATCGTCGTAGGCACGAAAGCTCCGGACGTATGCCCCGTTTGCAACCATCCGCAGGCATACTTCGAGATTTCGGCTGAAAACTTCTAAGTCGAAATCGATCTCGAAAGCAAATATCGAACATCGCAAGAAAGCCGCCCAAGGGCGGCTTTCTTGATGGAATTTGGCTATCGAG